TCAATACCAACTTAACATACGACCCAGGCTCGAATATAGGTTCGCCCTTCTCCCCTAATATCTCCCTTTCAAAGCCAGGCGGTATGTTAAGTTGGTATTGACACAAGACATGGGTCAGGAGTTCGGCGATAGTATCCCTCAGCCTTTGGGCAGGTATGTCGAACCGCTGTTCGGCATTCGAGATGACCGCTTGTGTCCTCGTTGCCGTTCCTGAACCACCGGCAAGCTCCGATTCCCTTCCCATGACATAGCTTGATGCCGCAGTAAGCCTCTCGATGAACTCCATGATGAGGCGCATACACATGGTAAGACGTTCTGTAGGAACTGAAATATCGGGGAAATATACACTTCGTTGCGGGTCTGAAACAGGGTACATCTTGAGTGGGGCTATGGTGTGAGTTTCGGCGTCATAATCACCGTTTGCGTCATAGAAGCCAAATCTCAAGACTGAGAGCGTGTTGGCGTCCCTGATCTGGCGCAGACAAGCATCAGCTTCTTCTGCAAGCGGAAGGCATAACTCTATCATTCCGATGTCGTAGAACTTTGTTTCACGCCGTATCAACCCATGCTTAGTAAAAGGTCTTATCCCCCTCTTTGAAATCTTGTGGAGTGGTATAGCGGATATAAGGGTCTTGGTTTCTTTCGTGACACACGCCACGACATCCTCCGAGAAGCCGTCCCCGTCATAATCATAGTTGCCATACCACTCCAAGACGTCGAGAGGGTGATTCCTTCTTTTGACATTCGTAATGGCGACACGTTCGGCTTCCTCAAGGACTTTATCGAGCTTGCTCGTGATTATGGTATCGACTTCGGGCTTCACCTTCGCTTCGATATTGAAGAACCTTCCTTGCAATTCCATCTTCTCCAAGTCGGAATAGAGATACGAAATTCTGTCTATGACAGGTTCCTTCTGCAAATCGGTGCAACCTGGTTGAATGTAGAATCTATCAAGAGGACGAATTTCTATTTTCGCCTTCTCTTTGACATCGAGGACTTTTTGAGTTAGGGGTTGACCGTCCTCACCATTGACCTGTACCGGCTGCCCCATCGGGTCTACGGTCATTATTGGTTCGGTCTTGCCAATATCTTTGACCTGCTTATCCCAACTGTCTTTGACGATACATGAGCCGAGTTTTACAACGTACTTCACGATGTCATCGACTTCACGCCGTAATTTCATTTGAACTCTGACAACCCAAGTCATCAGTTTATTTATTCTCTCGACCGTTCCCTTATCGGTAATCTCGACAGGCTTCCAACCGATAAGGTTCTCGTTCCACACCGCAGGGAATATCTTTGAATGAAGCAATTCGACGATGGCGGTGCATATCTTCGTAGTGCCTGACGACATCCATGGCTTGAGCGGAGGTTCGGTAAATCCTTCATATCTCTTCAGGAGAAGTTCGTACTTACCCTCCCAATCCTTATCCTCACCCTTATAATTCATTCCCCAACTCTCGACGCCGACAGTTTTTCTCGCTTCCTCCGCGGCTTGAAAATCCTGGAGGACAATATCGCAGAGTTCTTTCTCCTGTTCTTCGGAGAGCGGTATCTGGAGGGAGTTTTCCGGTGAGTTCTTAATAGTTTCTAAACCTTCAATATCTTCGGGCAAGAGTTCGTCCTTTATTTCCCTGGCCATTATCTCTTACCCTTCTTTTTCTTTTTGCTGATGGTCTTTGGGGGTTCGTTCTTAACCACGAATTTTGCTGTGGGAGTTGGGGCAGAGGTAATTGTAACGGGAGGAACGGGGATAGGAACGATTGAAGGTTGAGCGAATGGAACCGAGCACGGACACTTTATTCTCGATAATTCTATCTGGTTCTTTTCGATATATCGTATTGTCTGAGTGCTGCGGCACTTTCTGCAAAACAATGTGTAGTCGTAGGTGTTCGTTTTCTTATCGACAAGGACTTTATTCTTAATGTCCATCGCTCTCCTCCTCAACTTCCACGTTTATAGGCTCTTCTTTTAATTTAGGGATACGCCTTATCCGATTTATGATTTCTTCTTTCCGCTTCGCAAGTTCATCATCGGTCATAGTTGAAATATAGTTTAGGGTATATGAAGTAGCCCCTAGTTTTCTCTCGTCCATTTCCTCCGAGGCTTGAGCCAATGCCCGCATAGCGGTCGAATACTTTTTTTCTCCTATCGCTTCATTATAAATCTCATCATATGCCTCAAGACGATAACGCCTGTTGGCGATAGGAACCGCTTGGATATTATCTATCCATTCATGCCTGAGCCTCGATATGATAGGTTCCCACTTCTTTGCAGAGTCTATGTGCTTGATTGTCTGATAGGCGAGATGAAGATTATATTCCTTTTGGAAGTAGGTCTGTATTTTGATGATAGGGGTGAAACAGGCGAGTGCCTTGCAGACCTTGATCTTCAAATCTTCGGTGAGGCTTACGAACTCTTGTTCGGGAGTGAGGACGGGAGGGGTGATGACCTTTGGTATGAACGGCTCGGTCTTATTCTTGCAGAAATCGCAGACTTTACGATAATGGTTTTTGGGTATGAATGAACCTCCGCAACGCTTGCATTTTATTTTAGGCAATGTAGAGAGTTCGGGCATATATCCTTATAATTTAAGAGAGAAGGACAAAAGCCATAGTTTTTGCAAAAATTAGGATTGCATGAGCAACCCTATTTTCTAGTTGGCTTTTGTCCCTCAAATTTTTGCTCCATATTTATACTCTGTCCTATTATATGGGGGCACTTTACCTGTTTTTTACCCTAAATTGGTCATAAATCCTATGACTTGCAGGTATTTCGCGCCATCTTCCTATACCGTCTCTCCGACGCTTAGCCTTGGTTACCTCGGGCCTAATGTATTCATTGCCGTATACTCCCTGTTGTGTCATAAATTCCTGCAAAGATTGGCATATTTCGGTACATACGTCATAATTGATACACATCGTGCATTTGAACATAAAGAAAACGCCCCCCGATGTTGCAGACATCAAGGAGCGTTATGCTCTCCGTCTTAAACTATGTACTTATTACAGAAACGTCCCTTCGCTCATCCCTAAGCCACCAATCACATCGCGCTTCTTTTTTCGCAGTATATATTTATCGCCGATACGGACAACTACCGTCGATTTGTTTTCTTTGATGAGTTCGGCGTAGACAGGGATTCTGTCTTTCCCGAAGCGGTCTTTATTGAGCAGGACTTTCATACTTCCTTTCAATATATCGGTTTATCGACATCTTCACTCTGTGGAGGGCGTTCATATTTCGGGTTGGACATCAGGAGATACCTCAAATCATCGACGGGATGTTTGTTCTTGTCCTTGACGTTCTCCTTCTGTTCCTTGTCCTCGGCGATCTTCCTCTGCCAATCCTGATACTGCAAGTTCATCAGACCTTTCCATGTCTTGATACTTCTTGTCTTGAAGAAGAACATCTTCGGCTTGTTCGATATGTCTACCTTCTTTGTTCTATCAAATTTGAGATACGATCTAATTCTCAATTTCCCCGCCTCATCATCATCCAACCCAAGCACCATGTTCTTCAACCCACAGTTCCTAAACTGGTCGATAACTCTGACTCTCGAACCTACGGCCTGCGGCTTATTCCCGAAGTTGGGGTCGATGATGCGCTTCCGCATCCTATAGCCCCTGTCCTTCTCAAGCGCGAGTACCGCCTTCGAGTATTCTTCAGGTGTGCCGTGCTGTATGAGTTCATCGCAGACTATGACATCATCGGTCTTGTCCACATACGCCCAAATCCCCCAATGAGGGTTCCTGTCATGCGGGTCTAGCACGAAGTAGACCGGATATATCCTCTCGACCTTACAATCCTCAATGACGTGAACGCTCTGGTCGAACTCCTTGTAGACAATCCCCGACATATGGAACCATCTGCCGTAGAGCCGCATCTCCTTCTCGTCTTCATTCAGGATATTCTCGAATCGTTTGATATACTCCGTATTCAAGATAGGGTTTCCGTTAATATCCTCAAGGTTATCATGTATCGTGCAATGTATGACCTCACAGAACTTCCCATCGGCCTTGTCGCACAACTCATCCTTCATCCATGGCTGTATGAGCGGCGTCATGGCAAACAGGAACCTCCCCCCCCTATCGACAAGCCCTCTCGACACCGCGATGAAGATATACCGCTTCAGAGGTTCATCGCTCCCTGCGATGTCATAATCAGAACCCTCGAAGGTCATCGGGTCTTGTTCCTGGGAAGCCATATCTATCTGCGACGTGCCTCCTGATGAGTGTTTAATGCGATATTGCGTGATATGACCGTCGCTTGACCTATGCGTTGATATGATCTTATCCTTCGGCATTAAAATATTTATTTTAGGTTCTATGTATTTCTTGAGGGCTTCAAATCCTAACGCGATAAATAATAACTTTGGGGCGTAAGCGAACTGCTTCTCCTTCGGATACCATGACGGATATTGCCCTGTAGCGTGCATACAGTAATCCGCAACTAAAGCTGATGTTTTTCCGGACCTGTTACTCCCGCAATACATCACGTTTATCGCCGTAGACTGGTGAAACTCCAGCTGCTTCTTATTGGGGATGTAGTACGAGATGCCCGACTGTGATTTCCGTCGTACGAGCGTCCTCTCTATCTCCTCCAACTCGTAGAGTAGTTGCCGTTCCCGTTCGAGAGAGGGGTCTAGCTCCTTCGTCATACTACACACACG